GTCGTATCCGCCAACGTCGATCGGCACGATTGCGTTGTTGCTCGTCGTGTAAGCGGCCGATGGCAGGAACGTGGTTTCGTTCAGGAATCCGCCCGTGGCATCGCGGTACGTCTTTATGGACTGCGCCGCAGCCGGCACAGGCGGCAGCACCATGCACACCACCAGCATCAGGACCAGCAGCACTTTCATGAATTCAAATCGGCTTGTTCTTTTCACTTCTCACCTCGTTTGTGATTTTGCAAACCGTTCCGTCTTCGGGAGCGGTTTGGAAAATCCCCTGGAGCTGGTTGACTCCAGGGAACCTTCGAACCGGCACCGGCTAACCAGTGCCAGCAGCCATTCGTTATGGCACCACCGCTTTGCCAGCTCCACGGAAGTCCAGGATCGCCCCGCCGAAGGGGAAGTTGGCCTTGTATTGGATCTGGTCGTTCGTGAACTGCGTGCCCTGCGTCTGCAGGTCCGCCAGGAATATCTGAGGAGTGCTGATGCCGTCGATGTATCCGACTTCGAAGATCGGCACCTCAGTGATATCCACGCCGTAGTACCAGTCATTCGTGTCCGTCAGAAGCCCGTTCACGATGATGCCCGGAGGAGCATTCTTGCCTGTGCCGGCAGGACCAAACCGCAGATAGAACGGGTTGGGCTGCTGGATGCCCTGGCCAGGGTTGTAGAACTGCGCGTTGTTTATCTGCCAAGCGATAGGCGCGAGATCCACGGGCACCATCAGCCAGGAGATGCGGCGTTCCAAGCGATTGCCGGAGTCCTTCTCCGTCTGCTTCATCTGGATCACTTCCTGGGCAATCAGCGCGTCGATAGAGAGCGGTGCTGTCGCCAGGTTGTTGTGGCCCGCGCCGAACCAGACCGTGCCGTCAGGGACATAGTTCGGGTTGTTGATGAAGAAGTTCGTGATGAACGTCTTCAATGTGTGGCGACCGGCGCGCGCCAGGCGCATGGGAAACTGTTTGATCTTGCCGAGATCGTCGGCGCGTATCGTTTCCTCAGAGATGGTCAGCAAGCCTCCGCGTTTCTGCGGCACATACGTGACCTTCTCGTCCGTGGGCTTCGTTAGTTCCGTGTACAGCCCGGCCTCAGCCACGATTGGGAAGTCCTGCATGTAACCTTCGCGGATGCGCGATTGCGTCCGGTAATCGCTCAGCGCAGGACCTTCCGTGATGAGCTGCTCCAACCCGTTGAGTCCTACTTCCGCATAGTCCTGGATCAGCCGCTTGAACATGGAATCAAGCAGGATGTTGGGGAAGTCCGTGGTCGCCACGGCTTCCGTCACCTTCGTGAATCCGCCAGCGCCGTTTTGCCCGAAGCTCAGATTACTGTCGCCCGTGATGAGAATGTATGCTTCCTTGATTCCACGGAACGGACGCATGCCGGCTTCAGCAGCCAGCTTCGGCTTGCCCAGCATCTCCGCGAACGCCGCTTGCCCGGACTCTTTCACGCCGAGCATCATGTCAACGCGCAGCTGGATTTTGTCGCGCGATTCCAGCCCAACTTCTGTGCGACCGCCGCTGATGCGTCCCACTGTTGCATATGCCGCGAAGCTTTCACGCACGAGTTTGATCTCAGCGTCGACGCGGGCGTCATCGACTATTTGGTCTTTCAGATGCTCGCGCACCAGGTTCATTGCCGGCGCGGGAAGTCTCGACGCAACCAGCTTGGTTTCCACCAGGTTATTGCTCTTGATCTTCTTCGCTTCATCCAGCACGGCGCGGGATTCAGTGACGAGCGCTGTCAACTCGGTGTGAGTCGTCGCAGTCTGCGAGACTTTCTCCGAAGCATCAGTCACGGCCTCACTTACCTTCAACATGAGGTCCGATAGCTGATCGTCTTTCGCAGCTTCAAACTCCGTGGTGAGCGCAGTGGCGCGGCCGGCATCGTGCTTCCGGAGCGATTCAATCAACTTCTTAATGCGTTCTTTCATCATTGCTCCTGTATTTCGGCCCGCGCCATCCGCGCTGCCGTGATTTCCGCTGGCTTTCACCAGGGAGTCTTTTTGCATCTGCGAGATCTCGGCGAGGACCGCCTTCGATGCCGCATACTGCAGAAACTTTCCACCCGCGCCAGCTTCCGCGCAGAGGTCCACACTGATCAACTTGCCCAGCTTCTCTGAGACCAGGCAGTCTTTCCCTTCGACCCTGCCAGCCTTGAACTGAATGAAGCCGAGCATCGAGACGCCGAACAGGTCCAGCTTGCCGGCAGTTCGCGCAGCCGAGAGTTTGGATTGCAACTCCGTCTCGTTTTTAAGCAGATGGATGTCGCCGACAGCAGCCTCGCCTACGAGCTGACCGTTGGACATCCAGCCAGCGATCCGATCCGGCTGGTCAGCTCCGGTACCGCTCGCAGGATGCTGGCGGCCAAACTTCGCGCCGTTGACTGCGGCAGCGACCTGGGCAACAACCGCAGGAGTGAAGTAGTGCGGCACATTCTTCTGCCCAGCTACCGCTCCGTGCGCCCATCCTGCCTGCATGACCTGCACCGGATAAACCCAGTCATCCACGGCGACACCAGCTTCGGAGGCGATAAACATTCCCGATTGCGATACTGGAACAAAAGCTGTCTCCACTTCCTGCGGAGTTCCGAGCGTCGCTTCGTCCTGATCGTCAATGGTGTATGGGATCTGGTAAAGTTTGCCGCCCGGACCACGCGCGATCACGTAGTCCGGGAAAGCCTCCACGAGCACATACAGCGGCGAACCGAACGCATCAGAGCCAAACGTCTCCATCAACTCTTCCTGGAGTTCTTGCTCCAGATCATCGAAGGACATGTCTGCCTGCCTGGTGAGCAGGACGCGCGTGCCGTTTTTCTTTTTCGTTTTCATCTCAGCCTTTCAGCTTTTGGTTAAGCGCCAGTTCCCGCGCCGCCGTTACCGTTTGCGCCTTCGTTGCCCTTCTTTTTGTCGTCGGCGGTCTTGTCGTCAACCGGCTTCTGCGCCTTCGCCGGAATTGGGAACGTGTATTTCTTCCCGTGACGCGTGACCACGCGCAGCGTCTTTCCATCTTTGCTGGGCTCGCGCAGCACGAAGTGAAAGTCGTCAATGTCCATCGTCTGGCTGTAGCTGGTGAGTTCCGGCGTCTTCAAAAGACGGTTGGCCTCGCGCAACGCGAGCTGTCTCTGTGTGGTTACATCATCAGGCGATTCTTCCTGCGCCTCCTTGAAAGCAGTCTCGTAAGTCTGCTTCCATTTCTTTTCTACCGACGCCGGCAATCCTGCAGGCGCTGCCGGGATTTCTATCTTCTCCATAACGTTTCTCCTTCTGCCGCTATGCGGCGCTGACTGAAATTCCCAAACTCTCCAACAAACCTTTTTGCGACGGCGTGGGTTTGAGCACGCTGGGCGCGAAGTAAGGCGCCATCATGCAGTGGCAATTGATTGTGTTCGCCGCCGAGCCGCTGGGATCGCGCGGATACATCAAAGCCTCGCCTTCCACGATGAAGAAATCCTTCACTGCCACCACCTGGCGATCCGCAGCGATGTGGCCAGGTCTGGGCACGCGCGCCAGATTCAGATGACGCCATTGTTTCTGCAGATCGGGCAGCCTACTGAATGCGTCTTCCAGCCGCGCCTGCGCAGCGATAGATTGCACACGCAAAATCTCATTCAGCGTGATCATGCTGGCGCGCCGGCCGAGCGCATCAAATATCCCGTTGAACTTGTCTCCGCCGATGGCTTTGCCGATCTGGGCGATGATGTCAGTGATCTGCTGGCCGCCCAGAAATGCCCGCTGGATCGCCGCATTGACCTTGGCAGAAGCATCCGCCGACAAACCGGAGATAAGGTCCGCCGTGTATGCCTGGGCAATCGTGAGCGCCGACGTGGATATTTGCCCCAGCGACTGTGTGCCCAGCACCGAGATCGGCTGCACGATTGTCTGCGAACCCAGATTGAAGCTTTGCGCTTCGTAGCTGTCGATCAACTTTGTGGCGTCGGTGCTGAACCTTTTAAAGAGCACATCAATCTGGCCCTTGAGCACGGTGAGCTGCGCGGCATTAAAGCTGGACGTGTTCATTCCCGCCAGGCGCACGACGATTTCTTTGCGCACCGCGTCTAACATCTCCAGTACTTTCCTGCGTGCGTCGAGAGAAAGGTTTGCCGACTGCGCGATCATGTCCGCGATCTTGGCCGAGAATAGCTGCGCGCTCATTGCACGCCTCCCGCTGCAGACGCTTGGGTTTTTTCAAGTTGAGCCAGCGCTTTGCTTAGCACCGTCTGCTCAGGCACTAGAGCGTCGGTGCGCGCCTTCTTTTCGGCCTGGGCCTTTTCAAACTCATCCGCATCAACCTCAATGCCGATCTGGCTGAGAACTATGTGGCAGGTACGAGCCGCCGTCTTGTCCGTGATGTATCCGTTCTCCGCCATGATGGAAGCGGAGTTCACCACAGCCCCGAGCGTCTGGGACGCTTTCACCAGGTCTTTGATCATCAAGTCCGGAACCTGAAGAGAAATCGTCGTATCTACGTTCTCTGGCAGTACTCCGTGATAAATGGCCTGCTGGATGGCAAACATGAGGACCTGCTGGACCACGCCGCGAATCTGATTCTGTCGCTCAGTGAGCTTCTTTCCCGTTGGCCCGGTCATCTCATCTGCTGTATTGCGGTTGCTGTCCATGGGATCGGCAAAAAACCAGGCTGGAAGCCCGATGCCGCCGAGTCCATACATTTTGATCTGCTGCAAACCCTTGGACATATCAGCGCCGGCGAAGCTGGGAGTCTTCGCATCGATGGTCACGTTTTCATTCGTGGTCCACACGCTGCCCTGGCGCGGCGGATTTTGTGTGACCTTCTTGTTCCATTTCTCCAGGTCAGGCTCGCTCGCGCCTTTGATGGTGTAGTGCCACACAAATGCATTCAGGAATCGAACGCGGTCCGCGAAGTCAAACATCATCTGGTCAAACACGTCGATCCAGTCAGCCAGGGCAAATAATTCAGAGAGTCCGCGGCTGGCGCCCTTCGCTTTGTTGATCGCGAAGTAAAAGCAATCTCCCTTGAGCTGGCCGAACGTCGGAGAATTTATGTCCTCATCGATGCGGATGATATCCAGGCGCTGCCCAACGGTCTCCGACTGCTTGCGCTTTAAGAGGACGGAGACGGGAAGAGTTATTTGCTGCTGGCCGCTTGCGGTTTCGATTTGTCCGTACTCAACTGATTCGATCTGGATCGGATCGACGTATCCCAGCCGCACAAAACCGTCGACGGGATTTACCGCCACGGGAAGACATAGCTCGCCAAAGGTGGTTAGCTCGTCGCAGAATTCACGCAGGTTGCTCTGCCCCATTTTCTGGTGAGCCATCCGATTGACCGGATCTTCCCAGAAGCGCTTGATCACTTCCATGACCTGCTGGTCTTCAGAAGAAGGCGTGAATCCTTCACCTACGACATAATCGCTGATGACCTCAACAATGCGCTTGCCGAACGGCGTCGTTGATTTCAGGTAGAAGCACACCGCCTGCATCCGCTCGTGCATGAGCGGATTGAGGTCGCGGATAGTATTGGGCGACGTGATGCGCCGGAACTTTGCGTCCTCGCCATCAGCGGCCGTCAAACCAAATAGGAACGGTGTCACCGCTTCAGCCACGCGCTTACCGAGCGCGGAACGCACGCTCGATGCCCAGCCCTGGACCGTCTTGACTAGCGAGAAGCCCATAGAGACCTCCTGCCGCCAGACACTGCCGGCTGCTCATCTTCATCCTGTCGATCCCGCCCGGAGAACTCCTGCGCGGTGCGCGTCATGATGCCGCGCTGTTGATTGCTGTACCAATGATCCTGCGCTGCGACCGCCGAGCCGACTGCATCCGGCGAACCATCGGCAGCGAGATCCGCGAGCGCCTTC